AGATTGTTGTTGATGAAAGTGCTGGTAGAGAAATTGAGCAATATACAATTAGAGATCTTGCTGTTAATTTTGAAACTTTAGCAGTTACTGAAAAGGATACAACAGGTAGTAATATTCCTAATCTCATGAGTAGGACAGGAACACAAAATCAACAGGAAATTCCTGATCCTGGAAAATACAGTTATGGTAAAAAATCTATCGCTGTAGATTCAAGCCATATTATCCATATTAGTATGACAGAAGAAATGGATGGTAGTTGGCCATTTGGTAATAGTATTTTAGAAAATATTTTTAAAACATATAAGCAAAAAGAATTGCTTGAAGATGCTATTATTATATACAGAGTACAGCGAGCACCAGAGCGTAGAGTATTTTATATCGATGTAGGTAACATGCCTTCCCATATGGCTATGGGTTTTGTAGAGCGTGTTAAAAATGAAATACACCAACGTAGAATTCCTACAACAACTGGTGGCGGTACTAAAATGATGGATGCAACATATAATCCATTATCCATTATGGAAGATTACTTTTTCCCACAAACAGGTGAAGGACGTGGTAGTAAAGTTGAAACACTTCCAGGTGGTGAGAATTTAGGACAAATTGATGACTTAAAATTCTTTACTAATAAGATGTATAGAGCATTACGTATCCCTAGTAGTTACTTACCAACAGGTCCTGATGAAGGTGTAGCAGCTTTTTCAGATGGTAGAGTAGGTACAGCATTAATACAAGAATATAGATTCAATGAATATTGTAAGAGATTACAACAAATTATTGCTTCAGTTATTGATGATGAGTTTAAGTTATTCATAAAAACACGTGGTATCAATATTGACAATAGTATTTTTGAAATCAGATTTAATGAACCACAAAACTTTGCTTCATATAGACAAGCAGAGTTAGATAACACAAAGATTTCAGCATTTACACAGTTAGAAGGATTACCTTACTTGAGTAAGCGTTTTATGATGACGCGTTATTTAGGATTAACTGAAGATGAATTACTAGAGAATACAAGGATGTGGCAAGAAGAAACAGGAAATGCATCTAGTGCTAGTGTTGAAGGTGCTGATATGAGATCCATTGGTATCACTCCAGGTGGTTTAGAAAGTGATATGGGAATGGCTGAGATGCCTGAGCCTCCTATGGAAGAAGGTATGGAAGGTGATATGGGTATGCCAGATGAGACAGGTATGGCACCCGGTGCACCTGCGGCACCGCCTGTAGAACCAGCACCAGTTTAATAAATACTAATATGATTTTATTAGAGATTTTTGCAGACATTAACATGAAACAACATGACGATAATGATAAACATTCACGTTATGATCCTTCTGCTGACCGAACTGTAATGAAAAAAGACGATACGCGAAAGACTCGTTTAACATTAAAGCAAATTAATAAAATTCGTCGAATGCAAGAATTACGTGCTTCTGAAAAAATAAAAGATGAAGACGCTTGTGCAATACAATATGCACCTGCCCCTGCAGAAATCCCACAAATGTAGCCTTTTCGCTCATTTTACCCCTATTATCAAGTATATTAGCAAATTATAATTAAATATAATTATATATTTGTAATTTGTACCTTTATGAAATAAAAAGGAGTGATTTCGCTATGAGTAATAAATTTGAACAGTTGCTTGATTATATCATCAACGAAGAGCAAGATAAAGCTAAAGAGCTTTTCCATGAAATTATTGTGGATAAGTCTCGTGAGATTTATGAAGGCTTGATTGATGAGCAAGATCTTGAAGCTATCGAAGAGGAAATTGAAGAAGTAGATGAAGAAATTTCCAACAACGAAGTTGAAGATTTTGTTGACGATATTGAAAGCGACGAAGAAGGTATGTCACTAGAAGATGCTGGTGATGATCTTGAAGATGTCATGGATATGGAAGCCGACGAAGAAGGCGGTGAAGAATCCGAAGAAGAAGAAACAGATGAAAGATTAAGTGATCTAGAAGCTGCATTTGATGAACTTCAACAAGAATTTGATAAGTTGATGGCAGAAGTTGGTGGTGAAGAAGTTGCACCGGAAGAAGAAGAATTAGAATTCGAAGCCGTTGAAACTGATGAAGAACCAGTAGATGAAGCCGCCGGCACAGCTGCAACAGCCGCCAAACGCGACATTGAAAACAAGAAGCAAAAGCCACATACTGAATCTGTAGAAGATGAATTAACCGAAGCTTCACTTGAAAGTGTTCCTGCCCCAAAAGGCGGTAACTCAGATGGTACAGCAATGAGCCATGATCGTGGCGCAATGGATCCAAGCAAAGCAAATGCTGGTAATATTGCACAAGGTGGTGAAGGTTCAGATGGTGCCGCACCAAGTGTAAACGCAGGCGGTATGGACACAAAAGCCGACCTTGAAAACGAGAGCAAGTAACGGAAGATGACTTATCTAAAAGAACACTTGACATTTGACCAAGCACGTATGATAACCGAGACTGATGCAGACGGTAAGGATCTATATATGAAAGGTATTTGTATTCAAGGTGGTGTAAAGAATGCAAATAAACGAGTATACCCAGTCAATGAGATTAGAGACGCCGTATCAACATTAAATGAACAAATCAATCAAGGCATGTCAGTATTGGGCGAGGTTGACCATCCAGATGATCTTAAAGTTAATTTAGATCGTGTTTCCCACATGGTTACAGAAATGTGGATGGACGGTCCCAACGGATATGGAAAACTTAAAGTTCTTCCAACACCAATGGGTAATTTAGTCAAAACAATGCTAGAGTCAGGTGTTAAATTAGGAGTATCCTCCAGGGGTTCAGGTAATGTAACCGAATCATCTGGAGACGTTTCAGAATTTGAAATAGTCACGATAGACGTCGTGGCACAACCAAGTGCTCCAGATGCTTATCCAACAGCAATTTATGAAGGCCTTCTCAATATGAGAGGCGGTCAGCAATTGTTAGGAGTAGCAGCTGAAGTACGTGAGAATCAAAAGGCGCAGAAATATCTTAAAGAAGGGATTTTGCGCCTCATAAAGGACCTAAAAATTTAGGAGAGCATTATGATAGAGGTATTCAAACCACTTATCGACAATAACCTAATCTCAGAAGAAGCAAGAGATGAACTTCAGGAGGCTTGGGATACCAAGTTGACAGAAGCTGCTGAGCAAAATAAAGCGGAACTCCGTGAAGAGTTTGCACAGCGTTATGAGCACGATAAGGAAGCAATTGTCGAAGCCCTAGATACAATGGTTACAGATTCTCTAAAACAAGAAATCCAAGAATTTGTTGAGGATAAGCAAGCAGTAGTTGTTGAGCGAGTTGCATACAAGACAGCAATTGCAGAGCATGCCGATATGCTTAACACATTCGTAACAAAAAATCTAACAAATGAAATGCAAGAGTTTCGCACAGACAGAGGTTCGCAGACTGAAGCATTTGGTAAGTTAGAGGATTTCGTAATCAAAGCATTAAGTGAAGAAATTGTCGAATTCAATGAAGACAAACAAGACGTAATTGATACAAAAGTTAAGTTAGTTGCTGAAGCAAAAGCAAAACTAGCAGAACTTAAGAAGACATTTATTGCACGTGGTGCCAAGATGGTGGAAGAGACTGTCACCAAAACTATTAAGGGTGAGATGTCACAATTAAAAGAAGATATCCAGAGTGCTCGTGAGAACAACTTTGGACGTCAGCTATTTGAAGCATTTGCCGCCGAATATTCAAATTCATATATGAATGAGAAGACTGAAGTAGCAAAGCTTATGAAGCAACTTTCCGTTAAGGAAAACGAGCTTGCGGAAGCAAGCAAAGAAGTAACAGAAAAAGATGCGCTTGTAGAAGCAAAAGATAGTGAGATCAGAATTATTAATGATCAAGCAAACAGGAAAGAAGTTCTTTCAGAAATGCTTAACCCATTGGCTAAGGATAAGAAAGATATTATGGAAAGTTTACTTGAATCAGTTCAAACTGATAAACTTAAAGCATCTTTTGACAAGTACCTGCCCGCAGTTATTAATGGCGATGGTAGTGGTATAAAACGCAAACTAACTGAGTCAGTAAAGAAAGAAGTTACCGGTGATCGTGAAATCAAACAAGAAACTCAACCAGAGCACGATGTCACCACTTCTAACATTATTGATATCAAGAAGTTGGCGGGATTAGCAGTTAATTAATTAAAGAGTTTAGGAGACACAAATGTCAGAACTATTAACAGAACGTTGGGAAGAGACCAAAGATGCCTTATGTGAAGGCCTTGAAGGCAACCAACGTAGTACAATGGCAGCTGTTCTAGAGAATACAAAGCAGTATCTCTCAGAAGCTGCAACATCAGGCGCGACTGCATCAGGTAACGTTGCTACACTAAACCGTGTAATTTTGCCAGTAATCCGCCGTGTAATGCCATCAGTAATCGCTAACGATATCGTTGGTGTACAGCCAATGGCAGGTCCAGTAGGACAAATTCACACATTGCGTGTACGTTATGCCGATGCAGATAATCCAACAGGCACAGCAAATGACGTAACAGCTGGTGACGAAGCACTATCCCCATTCCAAATTGGCCAAGCCTATTCAGGCGATGGCACAGCCGGAGCGGGTGCAGCTACTTCAGCACTAGAAGGCGCCGCAGGTAACCGTCTAAGCATTCAAATCTTAAAGCAACCTGTAGAAGCAAAAACCAGAAAGCTATCCGCTCGCTGGACTTTTGAGTCTGCACAGGACGCAAATGCAATGCACGGTATCGATATGGAAGCAGAAATTATGAGTGCATTAGCACAAGAAATTACTGCAGAAATTGACCAAGAGATTCTTGGTTCATTACGTAGTATTGCTTCAACTGGTTTTGCATATGACCAGGCAGCAGTATCAGGTACAGCAACATATGTTGGTGACGAACATGCAGCTCTAGCAGTTATCATGAATCGTGCAGCCAACCGTATTGCACAACGCACACGTCGAGGCG